GTAAATTTTTCCATTTTCTCCTGTGCCTGCCAGGACTACCCCGGAACCGAGAAAAACAAGTGAAAACACCCGAGTTTCTGAGCCAAGTTGCTGGATTTCCAACCACGTAGCTCCCGAATCCGTACTTTTGTAAGTTTTTCCATTTTCTCCTGTGCCTGCCAGGACTACCCCGGAACCGAGAGAAACAAGTGATCTTATATAAGTTTCCGAACCGAGTTGTTGAATTTCCGACCATGTGGCTCCCGAGTCCGTGCTTTTATATATTTTTCCATTTAATCCCGTCCCCGCCAAAACCACCCCGGAACCGAGAGAAACCAAAGAATGTACTGTTATCTCACTACCGAGACGCTGGATCGGCTCTGCGAGATGAAACGATCCTAAAATTTTTGTACCGCTAAAACCTATTTTTGCCATATTTTTTCTCCATTTTGGAGTTTTTAGTTTAATTTTTAGTTTAATTTTTAGTTTAATTTTTAGTTTACAAAATAGTTTACAACCACATCCCAAAGCACCGTAGTTGCTGCTTTTCCGGTTACAATAATATCTATAGTCTGTGTCCCTGTTGTTGCTGCCAGGGTGGCATCTAAAGCAGCATCTGTCTCATTTTCCGTCGCGTGGGTGCTTCCGATTTGAGTTACGTCCCCGGAAGTGTTTCGGTAGAACCCACCTTGAAGAAAATAACAGGCTCTCATGCCATTTGCTTGTTTCGCAAGCACTTTAGCTTCAAAACACACGGTAGTATTTTCAGCAACAACGAGAGAAAATGGGGTTGCTGGGGTTGCGTCCGTGGTTGTCGCTTGTGTCGCTTTTTTTTGTACGACCCCATCCAGACTGATATAGCCTTTCGTTGCGTGAGCTGTGGATTGGAGTGTTAAATTACCCGTAGAATCTGTGTCTCCACTTAACGTTTGTCCTCCTGATCTACCCGCTAATTTTGCATATTGAGTATGGACAGCGTTTGCGAGAAAAGTATCATCAACAAGGCCGGAACCATTTGTTTTTACAGGTTTCCCCGCATCTGTCGCCCCTGCCGTTGTTGCAATAAAACTAGATTTCAAAGCCGCATTCGCTAAAAAAGTATCATCAATCAATCCGGACGAATTTGTCTTTGGTACTTTTCCGGCATCTGCAACGCCCGCAGTTGTTGCAATTGCATCTGAAATTAGAACCCCTTTCGGCGGTTGATAATCAATAGGCATTTTATATCCTCCCAGACTTCCATTTCCACGTTCGTTCGACTTGCGAATTAGACCCGTAAAAATGGAAGGGTTTTGTTTAAAGAAAAACCCTAGAACCTCCGTAGGCTCTAGGGAAACTGAAAGGACGACTTATTTTTTGTCCTTTTCACTCTTTATAATTTTTTCTATTTTTCCCAAATTTTTTATATGCTCTTTCAATTTTTTTATTCTTTCTTCATCTGTTTCTTGAGCCTCAGATTTTACCGAGGCGAAAACAGAATCTGTTAATTTTTTTATTTCTTCTGAATCTAAAACTACCGAGAGAGATTTTTCAGAATTCCCTTCGGCTTGTTTTGTAAGCACTGTTGACCCGGAACCCGCGCTAGCAGTGGGGTTGTAAGTGTATGTAATTGATCCCGTAGCTCCCTCGTAACCTCCGGCAATTGTAATCGAGGAACCGGCCAGGCTGGTACACCCAGAAACAAAAAGTATTATCGAAATTATTATCAAAATTGTTATCGAAATTGCTGTAAATTTCATATTCATTCCTTTCAATTTTTAAAAACTTTCTGATCTGAAAGTTGTTGCAAGTCCTTAGTATACAACAAACTCTTGAAAATTTTTCATCCTTTCAGATATTTTTTTAGTTTCCAATCAACTAATTTTTCGCCAAATTCGCACAAAGATTCCGCAGCCTCCGCGAAGGGTTTCCCTTGCAATAGTTCGTGCCAGGAGGGTTCCAAATCTTCCAAATCCGAATCCACAAAGACTTCAGGCAATACATTTGCATCTTGCGTTATCTGTTCATCAGCGAGAATCTGCGAGAGATAAAATTCCACATCAGATTTAAATTGCCCGATCGTCGCATATCTCTTCTCTTCCCTGTATTCCGTCGCCCGCCAAAACCACTGAGCAGCCGCATCGGGGATTTTTTCGACAAGTTTACGCCGAAAATTTAAGCGTTTTTCCTCCGTGTTCTCTTTGAGTTCCAGCAAGGGCAATTTCTGGCAGGCAAGGAATTCGTAGAAAACCATACCGGCTTGGTAGATATCGTCGGCAAAGCTTGCGTCTCCAAAAAAACCATCGGCCATTTTCGGACTCAAAAAACCTTCCGTGCCTCCAACGGCCCCTTCCTTAGTCAATCCTCGATCTTCGGGCGGTTTTGCGTTATTGAAATCGACTAGAATCACAGAGTCATGGGGTCCGGCAAGAATATTTGCCGCCTTTAAATCTCGGTGGATATAATTTTTCCGGTGCATCCACTGGACGCATTCCAAAAATTTTATAAACATTTCAACCGAAAATCTGAGGTTATTTCGTTCTTTTAAATAATTTAGAATTTGCGGGGACTCACACCACTCCATGATTACGTGCGTCGCGGGTGTGTCACTGCACTGGAACACCTCGGGAATATAAAAATTTCTTGGAAGCTCGGATGGCAGCTGCCCCCACAAATCCCTTTGTGCTTCTATTCCAGCGACAAATCTATCATGGGAATTATTGCTCGGCAAGTCCTTGCGCACGGGGCTCGCCAGCGATCGGACGTCAACTCTTTTGGGAATCTGGGGTTTTATTTGCGATTTTTCTTTTGCAATCTTGAGACACACGAACCCCCTATCGTCAGGGTGTTTCGGGTCAGGTTTCCAATATTTTTCCTGGCACTTTATTGTGATTCCGTCACCGCCAATTAGGACGAATGCGAGCCAGTTTAAACGTGCTTCATAAATTTTTCCGTTCCGTTTTCTGGGGAAATGGAAGTAAGAAACTACCTCATGACCTAATTCTTTCGGGCATTGCGGAGTTTGTGCACCAGAATAAGCCTCGATTTGATGGATAATCTCGCGTAATTTTTCATCCATGTTACCCTCCGCTAATCCTTAGTTTCTATTGAGTTTCCTGATTCGTCATGAGGTTTTTTCATTTCCTCAAGTAGTCTATCCGTAATTTTCCCCGATTTTATCAGCACCGACCCCAGGAATCCCACAAAACTTAGGAATCCGGTCACGAGTGCAATAAACCAATCATCAAATTTCTCTTGTTGTTTTATTTCTTTTGCCTGCTTCAACACAATAATTTTTAGGTTCGAGTAAGGCTCTGACGCTTGTAATTCGCCAGCTTCATCACAAAATACAGGTTTAGCTCGCTCAATGAGGGTATCTCGAAATAATCGCAACACGGACTCATCTTGAACCCCCCGAACAGACCAGCCGAGAAGAAATATAAAAACACCAAAAAATAGGAGCACCGGCACATTTTTATTTTCTGTAATCCATGTCCACACATCCCCTATTTTTCTGAGTGTACGTTTCCACACGGGTGTTTTTCTCCTAAGTTTTTCGTTTATTTTTTTTTGTTCTTCTTCGGTTAATTCGGGATGATTTTTCCTGTGTTTCTCTTGTGCTTCTTTTTGCGCCACCTCCCTGACTGCCTTGATTTCAGCTTCAGAGAGATGGTTTAGGTCTCTTCGTCTATTTATGTCTTCTTCAGATTCCTCTTCCGTTTTGGGGTAACTTCCCGGAGAGGTTCCTGGAAAAATTACGTCTTCCTTTTCAGTTTTTTCGAACATGGTTTATTCCTTTCGTTTCAACAGTTCCGCGGCTCCTGCGACATTGTTTTCAAGCACTGCCAAGCGTTTTTCGATTATTGCGATGTGTTCGATCCGAAATTTTTCAAGCTCTTGATTTTGTTTTGTTCGTTCGTCCTTGAAAATATTGAGGATTCTCTCCATCTCTGCGGTTGCTTTTTTCTCTAATTGCTGAATTTTGTCTGATTCGAGTTTAGAATTTTCGCTAATATTTTTTCTCTCAGCCTGCGAAACTTGAGTAATAAAAGCTCTTTCGGAAGTCAATTTTGTTTCTAAATCCTTGTTTGCGTCCTGTATTTTTTTCGTTTCTTCTTTTAATTTTGCAATGTCGTCAGAAAAGGATTTTTTGAAAAGGTTAAATTCGGATGCAAGATCGGTAATAACCTTTTTTACCTGCGAAATCCACTCGCCGAGCTTAGAACCGGAGAGCATCTCGTTCAGTTTTCCTAAAAAATTTGCCGCAGATTCCGCAACAGCTTTTTTATCATTTTCGCTGCCAAGATTCATATCGAGCATTTTTAAATCAACCATAAATTTTCCTTTCGTTTTAAATTTTGTAACTTATTTTGCTTCTTTATTGTATATGATTTTCCAATTATTTTCAACAAAAACCTGTGAAATTTTTCACACCGTCGGTACTAAATATCATCCAAGTTCCAGAAATACCAATAAGACCTGTAATAATTTCCTGAACTTGTGCGAGTTACATCGTTCCATTTTTCGGAAACATTGAAAGATTTGTCGTCTAATTGATGGTGTGTTGTACGTGTTGTCCATTCCGTTCCATTACTGAAATACCAATTACGAACATCCAAACTAAATTTTATACATCCACCCGTGTTATCATATCCAGAAACAAATTGATAGGTTTCGGTATAGACTAAGGAATATATATTAGTTCCGGGAATTAGTATTTTATTGGTTCCTGGACTACCTGACCCCTCGTGCATTATGTATCTATCTGCCTCATCATTGAGGGAATAAACTAAACTTGTTGCCTGCCATTGATAATTTTCGTACACGATCCCTACTCCCGTATAATCTACTTGTGCGTGGGAACTAAAAGTTAAACCCCACTCTTTCCAACAATATCCCTTGGTGGAACCATTATACCAAAAGGATTTGCGAGCATCCAACATGAGAGTATAATTCGTGGAGCTTGTTATGTTTGTGCCGGATTCGTTGAAAGTTAGACGGGTAGCGGTTCTGGAAGCTACGGTACAAATTCTATTAGGACTCGTAGTAACGACAACTTCTCCGGGCTCTATCAATTTTTGGAAATCGGATTCGGTGCTGTCATCGAGATAATCGGCTCCTCCTCCTGTTGCCGTGCCGGTTTTCGTCGTATCATTTACTTCTTCGATTTGCATATAATATTGATCCGAAGCACCGGGTGTGTTATAAGGGTGCTTCCCAGCCGGTAATAAATTCGTTTTGTTAGCTACCAACCACGCGGGTTGGATATAGTTCACTTGCGCGCTTGCGGTGCCGTAGTCGCTGATAAAGCACTGATCCGTGTCAAAAGTTAGAATTAGACCGGAGTAAACTTTTGAAGAATCATCGTAATTCGACCAAACACGGAGCCTATAAGTTTTATTTCCGTATTTTGTACCTCGTGTAAGGGAGACCAAAACCGGACTTGTGGAATCTATGGCGGCCATTTGAATGCAAACTTTTGCAACAGAATCAGCCGGGTCAGTTTTTAAAACACGGGATAAGGTAGTGTATGGATTCGAACAAGCAAAATAATCCGATTGCCGGATATATTCGTCGAAGCTGATAACACGACCGGACCGGTCCGTAACCAGTTCCAAATGCACCGTCTGCCCGTCATTAAGAGTTTGATCGATTGTAAAAAATTTCAGAGCCATTATGTGCCCGCCTCCTCAGCGGTAAAATCGATTACCTTGCCTGAATTGTCGAGATCGAGACTGAACGTAACCCCCTTTACGGTCCTGCTTATCGTCGTTCCGTTATTCCCAAATCCCTGCAAATCAACGAAATAATAGTTTCCAAGCTTCCTTCCGAGATAGATTCGGTCGGCTAGCCACGGAGGGGTTGAATCGTGGTAGCAAGTTAGCGGATCGAAAGTTTTCAAATCATACGCGGTAGCTCCGGAAACCGCAGCCCAGGTATCGGTGTCGGGATCATAAGCAGCAAGTTTGCCGGTTCCGTCTCCTAAGTCAATAATATAGCTCATCCCAGCACCACCCTGGAAAAAAATTTGCTGGTGCCCTTTGTCAGATAAACAATTCACTACCAAACCTACCGCGCCATCACTTGTATCTTCTGCAACCCTTATTTTCGTTGCGTCAGATGTGCTTGTTGAATCTTGTGTTTTGCCAGCAAACTCGGCATCTATCGCTAAAGTTTTATCGAGGACGGGATATATCTTAGAATCACTTGTTTTCAGGATTGCCGGGTGTACCTGGCTCCAGGCTCCCAAGTCATGCCTTTCCCCTGTCGCTGGGGCAGTATAGAGCCAACCGCATTCATCCCCACTATCGGTTACGGTATAATCTCCGTTATCCGCTTGGGCCGTGATTGTCTGCCCCTGCGGAGTGTTTTTCCTGTCATTATCGATTCCGCTCGTATGCTCCCGGTAAATACGAGTTCCTTGCTGTGTATTATCATTCTGGATCATTTTTTAATCTCCGAAAATGTAGAGGCGTTCGTTATTTGGTGTTTTAAATATGTCAGCATTTCCTGAGAAACTTGCTGCTCTATCGTCGGCGCTGGTGGCATTTCTCTTGCGTCTACGATTGTTTCCAGGCCAGAACTTGGACTAAAACTATATGCGATAGACTTGATTGTTCCCGCCAAGTTTGTGTCCACGAACCCGGCAAAAGTGACATAGCCCGAGTATCTATCTTTATATTGATTTGACAGTTTTGCGGCTTCAGCCACGGCTAAACCGTCCAGCATGGATTTGTTTACAGGCACATCGGGATCAACTGCCGGAATAACTCCACCGGCCCCGGGCAATTCGGTAACTAATCCCCGAACCGGCATCCTGGCATAATCGAGATTGGATACGTATTCCAACGGGGGCCCCTGTCCTGGATCATTGAAATTAAAATTTAAATCGTAATATTTTTTGTTTCCATTGAATTTTGAGTCCGTTCCCGTTTGCCACTCAACGGAAATAATTGCTTCGAGGTGGTGCGTATCTTTCAAATGACACCTTTGCAGGTTATACGCGGACCCGGACAAGCTCCTGTAAGGTAGCGGATCGAGCGCAAAAGGAAAAATCCTATCGAGCGCAAATTCTATCGGCCTGGGGAAATCTATAGAAAAAATTCCGTATTCTTGCGAAACCACGGATAGACTTGCGCCTGTTGGTTTCTCTCGCCTTGCGTCGTTCGTGTTTATTTCCCAATTATAAGCGTCTGTATTCCAAGACGCTGTTCTTTTTGCTACTAAAGGATGCCGCAAATAAGGCAAAAAACAGCAGTCGACAAACACAGGAGAAACTGGCGCATAATGATCGTAATTGTTAATTACCGTGCATCTACGCGGTTCCCAGTATGCCATCCTGTCTGTATAATACGAATCTATTCTGTAGGTCCTCCGATAATGTGCCTTTATTGCCGAAATTATTTGATGCGCGTATTGTTCATTGGCCTGGCTTGGGGCGGCTCCGGTAGCAATTTCTATCTGGTTTGCGTATCGTCTTTCCATCACAGAGGCAAAATAATAATTCCGGATATCTGCCTCCGAAATCCCGACAATATTGAGATAGGAGACAATCGGTATCCATTCTCCTATATTATAATTTCGTCCGTTATGGATTACGGGGTAAGGGATCGGCATGACGTTGACGCAATTTAGGACCCTGAAATTGTCTATATCTTCCTGCACCCGCAGCCCATTCATGAGTTGCAAACCCTCTCGCAGCCCCTCAATGCCGCCCGCTTCCGGCAAATTCGCGCCGGTATGACTTACAACCCAAGTTTCTTGCAGTTTCTTGAAACGAATTTTGTAGTTTGACGGACGAGTTTTTCTTAAATCCTGTTTCCAAAAAATGCCTGGTTTTGTTCGCTTTACGTTCGCAAATTTTTCCGTTAGATTTAACTCCGCTTCGTCGAAGAAATCTAGCGAATAGATGTATACATTCCCCTGCTTGTCTAGGCCCAAATTTAATCTTGAATCCGCAAGCAATTTTGCAAGCCCTTGGTAGATGTCAACCCCGTCCATTATCACGTTTTCAAGGTAATATGCACCTCTCTGGCCGGTAGCATTATTGACGTATGCGATCCCTAATTGATTAAACACGTCCAATAAAATTTCGTATTGGCTCCAAGTCGCTTCGCCGCCACGCATTGACCAGGGGATATAGCGCCCGTTTCGAAAAGTATCGAATTGTTGGCGAATAATCTGCGGATCGGAATTGTCTACGTTTATTGCCAGGCCCTTTTCATTTTTCAATTTCGTTTTGTTCCAGCAGCCGTAAATTTTCTTACCCCTCCAGGACCATCGGCAATCGGCCATGGTCCAAACGGTGTGGAACGGGTCTATGGTTTTGGGATCGAGCAAGTACACGTTGGAGAAGTCTAGGGCAAGTTCTTCCCCCTTGCCGTTTATCCCTCCTGTAACGACAAGCTGGATAGTGATTGGATTTTGTAAGGTTAGGAGTTGTTCGTTAATCGACCTCTCCGTAATTTTAAAGCTTGTCATGTAAGGCGTGACGCCGGCAGTTAAAGCCCACGTAAAACCTTGCGCCGGGACATCAATGCCCCCGATCGTTAATTTTGGAGTCTTCCAAGTGCTTTCGTCATAATTTGTCATATCTGCACCCCAACAAAATTAGCACCACCCGCCTCCGCTGCAACAAAATAATTCTCTGTGAACGTGACAATATAACACATGGACCATTTTGTCCTTCCACCAGATTTGGTTATTTCTGGAGTTCCGCCTCCCATTTGCTTTTGTTGCCTTCGTTTCGACCAAGATTGGAAAATCATGCGTTTACCGGGCCACTCGTACAAGGGGGGCTCGGTCGGCTCTACGTCCAATTGCGCTATCGTGATAACCCGTATCATCCTGGTCTGCCCACCAGTAGACCAAGCGTTCACGGTATCGGGGAGGCCGTCCCATAATTTTTCAATCGCTATTGCGTTGTCGGTGTGGAGCATTATCGATTCTTCCAGTTCGATGATTTGTGTGGTCGTTTTGAGAACGAGCATGGACAGGCTTGCGGAAATAGACCAGTCATAGGGATTCAATGACTTTTGTTCGGATTCGACAATATAATTTCTTCCTGTTTGAGTATACTGGTCCAGGCCCAGGTAATCATAAATTTTGTCAATAATCAGAGGTTTCACGCGCGTCTGGTAAACGTCTTCTATTGTTGCTTCTGTGGTAACAACGGTCTTGTCAATTTTGCAAGAATAGTTTGCGGACACACGGACCTTCGGCTGTTTCACCCACGCGGGGACCGAAGACATATTGGTCTCCTGCTCGTAATTTACGGAAATAGATAGTTGCGGCTCTACAATCGACGTGTCGTCGGTCCCCGAAGTCGATTGTGCCGATAGAATTTCATGGTAAACAAGTGTTCCATTGACCTGCTTCCGCTCCTGATCCTCATGCGTAGACTCAGAAACTATCTCGTAAGTCCCCCCAAATGTTGCCAAAATACTCGCCGCCCACCATTTCGCACCACCCGTAACGGCATTGTAATTTGTTAACGCCGAAGAACTTGGCGCAAGGCAGGTGTATAGGCAATTAAAAGACACCGTCCGTCTTTTTGACGGGTCATAGCTGACCGAAAAACTTCCCTCTCTTCTCCCATAATATCCTGTTTGTGGAAATGGTAGACCAATTGTAACCGAGAAGCTGTAAGCCCTAGAGGTCTCCGTTGCCAAATCATTCGCTATTTTGTTCAGCGTTGGCCTTGCATTGTAGCCTGTATTGCCCGAATGGGTTAAGTTCCATTCGGATGTCCCGCCAAATGTTAGACTAAAATCTTTGTTGATTTCGGTTAGTTTTTCTTCGTAAGTTTGGCAATCGGAAACAAGCCCAGAGGCCGTCGTCGAGGACGCAAGAAATTGACAGGAAAAGTGCAATTCTTTTTCATTTTCAGAAAAGCTCGTTTTCCCAAAAACATTCGGAAGCGTTTGCCCGTTATAGACCACGGTAGGCATTATAGTCCCTCCGTTTTCGTGCTATCATGTATTTGCCAGTTGGCATCTATATATTGTTTTAAATTCCTCGCAGTTTTTAGAGATTGATCTACGGCCCAATCTCTTATTTGATATCCAGCCCCAGGAAGCAAGCCCATTTCTTGATCTACCTGCGACAAGTTCCTTGCAGCCATGAGCCCCATCGCTTGTTCTCTTTTCGCCATTGCCCGAATTTCTTCTCGCGTTAATTCTATACCCGACATCCCAGCCTCGACAGCATATTGAGACACGGACTCACGCGGCTTTGTCTGTTGTTGCAAAAATCTTTCTGAACTCGAAATTGCGGTTACGAGCATTTTGATAGATTCGATTGCGGCTTGCAATGCGGCAATTTGCGGATGCTTACCAGATTCAAAGCCAGACATCATTGTCTCTACCGGTTTTGGCGTAATGCCAGATAACGCCCTTTCGTACTCTTTATATTTTTCATTCGTAGATTCTTCCGTTTTTTTCTTTTTTTCTTCTGTTTCTTTTTTCTCTCTTTCCGCTTTTTTCTCATTTGTGAGATTTAATTTTTCGATTTCTCGCGCAATTTTCGATAGTTCGTTTTCTGACTCTGGCATACTTAAACTCCTTTAAATTAGAGAGAGGAGGGCGTTGAAGCTCCATGTTCTATGCGCGTTTGGGCGATTCCCGGAAATAACAGACGACTTTGCTTTCGATTTTTCAAGCAAGTCTATTTTTACAGAGGATAGAGTTATTGTTTTTATCAGTTGCGTTATCACTTCTTCTTCGATATCGAGCAGTCCGGCACCCTGGGAAGTATTTATTGTCCTGTTCGCCGACATCATGACGCCTTCCCCATAAGCCGAATTGTTATTCTCGACGAAAAGCATTAAAGAAAATCCCTGCTCGACCAAATTTGGATGCTCTTCATCTAGCGCCGCGCCCATGTCCATTATGTAGCAGGTCGGATTTTGGGCACGAGACAAAAGCTCCATAGGCGTATCTGTTACAATATAAACATTATTCCCAAAAACCTTGTTGCTGGTCCCGGTCCAGACCATGCCCTTGAGCAAAGTTTGCAAATATGTAAAAAAATTTTTTGGCGTCATAAAGTGATCCCCGAAAGAAGACCAACAGTGTAATTTCTACCGACAAAAACACACGGAAAAATTAACGGGCTCGTGTGGGAAAATCTCATATTCGCGGAAGCGGTAACATGCGGCGAGCAAAGCCGCAACAAGATAGCCGGATGGCTTGTTGTGTTTTCGGGCATATAAAGCAAAGAGGCGTAAGTCGCCATCAAGTTTTTCCCAGTTTTCACCGAGCCGGGAAAATCAAATTTTTTCGTCGCGTCCGTGGTTAAGCCGGGAAACAAACGACTTAGAACTGCCGCATTATAGTTTCGCAGATTCGCAATTACCTGTGGAGCCTGCCCGCAGTAAATCGAAATCGTTGGCAAAACCCCGTCTTCCTCTGCGGCCAAATCAATCACGGACATATTTGGCCGAAAAACTAGAGTTTCCACGTATCCCAACTGTGTCCCATACCCGGATTCAAGGGCCAAATTTGTAGGGGCCCAATACAGAAATCCGCCCACTTTTGTAATTTCGTTCACACTCGGATAGGTTGTAAACGTCATAATTCCTCCTATGCGTCCGCGTAAGTGGGTGTCCCAGAAGTATGCGGAAGATATTTTCCGGTAAGCCTGGATAACCAGTACTGCACTCGCCCAGTATTCGATACTGTATCGGTAAAAGTCCAATAATCCGACTTCAAAAAATCTGTTTGACCGGCGGTAAGTAAATACCACTTGCCATCAAAAAGCGTGGGTTGAATCAGAATCACCTCGCCAATTAGCAATGCCCCCGTAGTCCTGGAGGCTAGAGTTATAGCAACTCGGCAACCATTACCCCCCGAATCCTCTTTGAAATTGTCATAGAAACCATCGGAAGAGTCAACACCAAGAACGAGATCAAACCAAGTCGCATCTGTTTTAGTAGTCAAATCTGCCACTGCCACTGTTTTAGAGCCTAAGCGCACGGTCAACGAACCATCGCAGCTTGTTTTACGTCGATAGCGGACTATCAAAAAACAAGGTTTCGTGATATCTACGTTGCCCGCTATATCAGCAAAATACTGGGTGAGCGAATTATTATCAGTAAACTCTGCCGAAACCCCCGCCGATCCATCCGTTTGTGCGCGGTAATAAATTGTTGAGTTGTTTGTTGCTTTAGTCGCATCTGCTAAAGTCCAAGAGGTCCATGCAATATCGGATAGACCCGTACCGGTAAAAGTTAGAAAATCAGGGTTAGCGAGTATTCCGTCCGATGCTCTTCGTGCTGTAAGCGTTCCCGTTTCTTTTGTTGCTGTACCGAGATCAAGATTGTCTACAGGGACCAAACCAGAACCATAGATGCTTGCAGTTTCGTTCCCGGATTGTTTTCCAAGGTTCTTGTCGGCTACAACCTCGATTTTTACAACCCCCGCATTGGGGGCCCCGGCCTCTATTGTGTCTCCGTATTTATCCACAGTGCTTCGGTAAACTATTCCGGTTCCGACGTTTGAACCTCCAGCAGTCATCGCGCCGTAAGTCCAAGCACGGTTTTTTACCGTTTCCGAGGCTCCGTCCATCCCTTTTGCAATATCATCGAGAGCCGAGGAAAGACTTGTTGCCAGAGAGCTGTATCCATTTTTTGCGAGTTCAATGATTAAAGCCTGAAAAAACCCCTGGTCCCGGAATAGGTTAGAGAGGGTAGCCCGGATCGAATTTAATTTCGCATCCGTTTGATTTATATGGTTTCCTTCATAATCCTTTTGCAGCGAATCCAGCAAGGTTAGGAAATTCGTCGAGCTCGTAGTCGCAGATGCCTTATAAAGCTCATCGAGAATCTTAATAAGTTTCGTGAGTTGACCCCACAAAACCGCTTTCGATGCACCCATAGATTACCCCCTTTAGTCAGCCTCTTCGAGCATTATAACTAGTCCGTCCGTGGTAGCAGACGCGACTTGAGATTTGATATAAAATTTTTGGTCATAATTACCCGCACAAGGAAAAGACCATTTTCCAGCAGGCAATTTACCCCGCGTGGCACCGTCCCCCAATTTCGTCGCGCCATCTGCGGCACTTACACTTGTCCATGTAAAATAAAAATCTGCGGCAGAATAGACTGTTAAATACGCGACCCTTTCGCCCGTAGCGTCAATTTCTACCGGGGTTCCAGAAGAAGCGGGAAGGTCTACAGTCTTGGGAGGGGTGGATGAAACACGGGGGGCTTTTAAAACGCTACATATCGATTTCATTTTTTCTCCTTAAGGCTCAATTGTTTCGTATTGTTTTGCGCCGGAACCTTTTTGATTTTCCGGCCAAACTGTACGCAATTTATCCATGTCCGGACGAGCGCCGGATTGCTCACGCGTAACCGTCAAATTACTATTCGTCGTCATTTCGATGTAAGCCCCTTTTTGCAGCGAAGAAAGCGCGGAATAAAAATCTTTCCCTCGTTTGTCGATAAACCCGGAATCTCGGCCCTTATACGTCTCCAAAAAATAGATTACTCCCTTTACAAGAATAGCAAGATGACTTGCATTGCTTGTGTCGTGCGCGATCCTGGAAACTCTTTCGAAATCGCCAATGGAGTCCGCACATGCCGAATCCAAAACCGTCGTGTTTATTGATGTCGCTGAAGATGTTGCGTTCGTTATCTGGATAAGATAATCACTTCCGATTCTTGCCTGGACGGCTGTGCTCAATGCGGCTACCGTCATTTTTTTCTCCCTCGTTCGGGTTGAGCCTGCTGCTCATAAATATCTCTCTTCGATTCTTCTTTTTCTGCCTTTTCTGCCCTGGACATCTCCTCGACTATCTGATTGTGTTTATCTTCGTTTTCCTGGCTCGCGTAATCGATCGGATTAAAACCACGTGCCGGGACACAAATCAGATAGTCGGCGGCGCAAAATTCATTGGTCTGTGCATCGTAAACGAAAGTTTCTTTTGCTCTCGCCAAAATTGCGTCGGCCTGATTTTTTGCCAATTTCCTGGCAATATACCCGGGCGGGAAATGCTTCCCTTCATTCTTCGGTTCGCTCGCCGCTGTCGGATAAACCGATTTATCAAAATTAAGACCGAGAATTACTATAGATTCGACGGGACAGTTGGGCCTTATTGCGTTAATATAGATTTCTGTTTCTCCAATCGGGGCCGGGAATTTCGCTGGTTTTCTCTGTTTTTTTTCCAAATTTATTTTCTGGTTTGGGTCCGAAACTGCAATATACATTTTGTTCCTTTCAATTTTTTAAAAAAGCGGGAAACTAGAGGTTGTCTAGTTTCCGCGCCAAATGGGAAAAAGCGGGAAAAAATTAATTGTTGAATTTAATAATCGTTAACGGCATCCATACCGCAAGCGCGGTTCGAACCATTGTTTGCAGGCTATATTCGCCGGTCTCGCGGGATCTATCGGAGTTGTTGATGTCGGCAATGATAGATTCAACCTTGCTCGGTTCTCGGTAAACGAAAGGTTTCCAATACGGATGTTTAAGCACCGCGTACCAATCAGACGCATCGGTTAAGTACGGGTTTGTTTCCCACGCGAAAGTACCCTTTAGCACGTTAGATTCGGAAACCGTATTGGTCGGGTCTGTCCTCAGATATTCGGACTCGGCAGCCTTCAAAAATACTTCGTTCGCCTCCGGAGGTCCAATTACGGTGATATTTTTCAAAGAAACATCGTCCGGTGTGAAAATTGGTTTTAGGGCGGTAGGATCGAGCATTTTCATCCATTGCCTCTGAGCTGCCATGACTCCATGCACGACATCGGCAACTGTAAGCGGATATCCGCTCAAAATGTTTCCGCTCGACACACCGAACCTATTTGCTCCGTCTCCATCGACGGTACTAAATAAACCTACTCCGTCATACGCGTTAAGGATTGCGGGGTTCAGCGATGCAGTTCCTATAAAATATTCGGAAATCATCACATCGGGCAATTGGGCGTATCTCTTGACGGCGGCCTCAACGTGCGGCCTCAAATCGTCAAGCTGGTCATCTTCCTCATCGAAACGGCTCCAGGGAATAGATAGTTCAAAATTATATTTCCCCACAGAAATATATCTATCCTTGAAAAGCTTATATTGCCTCGATTTTCCATAATCCCATCTGGAAGGGAACGGGACGCTTTCTTTCCATACCCACTGCGCATTGCGGATATTGCTGTTGGGTAAGAACCGAACAAGCAATTCCTGCTGTTTGCGGAACACGGGGACACTCTGCCGCCAGGTTTCCTTCAGGTGGTCCTGGATACCGGCAATCAATGATCTGGTATTGTTTACGACTGGCATAATTCACCTCTTCTTTCTTTCAATTACGCTCCAGGAATTTCTTCGATAACGGCGTAAATTTCAACCGAAGCTGATTGGTTCGCGGTGAATCCTGTTCCAGAAGCAGCCATCTCCAAGATGACCGTATCTCCCATGTGTACCTCGTTCGCAGCGGTAATCGCAGTGGCGTCAATCACTGTGCCCATATCACCCGTGGCATCAAAGCTGGCGTATCCGAGGGTGAGAACTCCACCGGTCGTATCTGTTCCCCCAATAGCCAAGTTGAACGTTTGCGCTCCGGCAATAACTCCCGCATCAAACGCTCTAGGGAGTGCGTGAAGACTGATAATTTTATAGTGTTCCAGGCTAGTTTCGGTATGGCAGGTTTGCGCCGTGGTTCCTGAAAAAGCATTGAGTCCGTAAGTTCCGAAAGATTTATATTTTTTTGCACCTCGGTTTTTCTCAGAGGCTTCGATCGGGTCATACAGATAAACATCGCAAGTGGTAGAGGATATCCATTTCGCTATTCGTCCGCAAGCCACGCCTGCAGAGGGTTGTGTAAGCGTAAGTGTTTGCCCGTCGGTACAATAAACCGGCTTCATGAAATCTGTTGCCGCACTTGCGCCCGTTACGGCGACCGACTTCAAAAAAATGCCGCCCCGTGTCACTGCGGCAACAGTCCCGTCCCCGGTAAGGGAAGTATTATCTCCGTTTGATTGCCCGATAATAACGCCTGCGGGAATAAGCTTGCTGGCATCATCGCCGAACTCGACTTTCTGTGTGGTCTGGTCTATACCAGCAAAACCACCGACAACGAGAGCCTCGGAAGTTTTAATGACCGAGGAAAACCTTTGTTTGTCGGTCTCATAAGTTCTCAAAATAGAAGTGGTAGGGTCTGACATGTCTTATATCTCCTTTTTTATTTTTTTACATTGCCATTTTCGCCATATATCCTGGCGTTTCTTTTTCACATTCGACGCAGTGCGCGACGAATTTTTCCGGGCTTGGCCACATCCTTTGGAATTTTTCAGCCGATCGGCGGTCAGCTTGCGTTACACTATCCATATAGTTCGTGAATGCCTGTTTTGCGAGCTGATAACTTTCCGGATCGTCCTGCTGAAATTTCGCAAGAATTTTATTTTCCGCAACCATAAATTTAGAAGACGCCCTTTCCAGCTGTGCCTGCATCGGATGCTTGTTGAATTTCACAAGCGAGGCTTTCGTCATATTGATAAAGTGTTCGCGGTCTTTATCACTTGAAAATTTTGCCAGAGTTTCGTTTAGGGTTCCGAGGCTCTGCCCCGTTCTTTCCGAGATGTCAGCCAGGTCGGATTGAAATTTCGCCATGTTTTGCCCAGACTCCAGCATGGCAATACGGTCCGACAATTTTTTGTATTTTTGGTACGCGACACTCGAATTTTCGTTTTTTTCGTTCCCTTCGGTCATTTCTTCCTGAGCCCTACTTCCTTCGCCAGCGACATCACCTTCGCCTTCGCCCTCAACTTTTTCATGCACTTCTTCGTCACTCTCCACAAGAGATTGCAACACTTGCGTCATTTTCGACATCTCGTCGGCGATGGTTTTCACCATTTTCGTAAGCGCGTCTATTTTCCCGGTGAAGTCTTCGCCAATCTGGCATTTCATTTTTGCTTTATCTCCAGTACTAGCGATATCTCCATCACCAACCGACGGCATTTCTGCGCTCGAATCCATGTTCGAATCTTTTCCTGGTAACGGCATTTTTTTGCCTCCTTCACAATCACAAAATTTACTTATTGTTTTCATCTCGATTTTCCTCTGAAACTTAACTATATTCTCGCTTCTCCTGCTGATCTGGAATTTTTGATTATCAGTCAGTTGCGTTTCTTGCTCTTCAAGCTCCAGGTCCGGCAAAAGAAAAAAAGGTTCGTTCGATTCCAGAAGCGCCAGTCCCGTTATCTTCTGCAACTTTTTGTCATATTCGGCGGACCTGTACGGCCATTTATGATTTTTGATGAGCTCAAAATTTTCCGGGGATATCCTATATATATCGGTCAGGAGCACTTCCCGATCAAGCGGACACCTGCGAACATTGGTCATAAATCCAATACCTGGCCGGTTCTGATAACCCTCGTGATGCCCGTCGAATACGCGAAGATAGTGACTTTTCGCCTCTGTTTCCCTTACGTCTCCAATCAGCTTGTCAAGCATCACGTCTGTTACCTCTCCACGCCCAGCTTCAGGATTAGCCGGATCGGCAGGGTCGGAAAATGTCCGGAAAAAGGGGACGGCAAAAATTACATAAGTCCCATCTTTCGATTTTGCCCATTTAAATTTTTTCATTTTCTATCCTCTTCTACCAAGCCAATCTACGCCTTTTGAGATATTTCTGGGACTCACAGGAGATAAAATTCCATCGACCACTTCCGAAATTTTTTCCAAATCTGTCAGAATATCCGAAATTTTTTCCATAAAACCACTTTTTTCCTTTGCCAAAGAATCTTCTGTATTTTTTTTGTTTCTTGCGGGCTTGGCATGAATTTTATTTTTATAATCTTGCTCCCAGGTTTTGGCTGGTTCTTTTTCTGCGTTTGGCGGCTGTGTAGGTTGAGAGGGTTTCATTTTTGCCAATTCTACGAAAATTTGTCGCAATACTTCTTTTTGTTTTTTGGAAAGTTTTCCTCGCCCACCTACGCGCATCCCCTTTTTTCTAAGCTCATCTCGTGTTTTTACACGGCTTTCCTTCTCTTTTTTTTCCTTTTCCTTGTGCTCTCCTGTTTTGTAATATACAGTTCTGCCATCCTTGGTTTTCTTTTCGCAAGTGTCAACCCCCTTGCTTTTGCGCTGCTTGCGGATTCGATAACGGCCTGCCGCGCTGCCCCTGCGGGCATTGTCCACCAAATTTAGAGAGGCTCGTTTTTATATCAAGAATCATTCGTCTAAGATTGTCTATTCGCATATAGTTGCTCCTGCTGTTGTTGTTGACTCTTTTGATCCCCCTGGCTTTGTAATGCCTGCTCGGTCGGGATCGCCTCCATTTTTATTCGAATCTCGCCATCTTCCGGCATTCCTATTCCAGCTTTCGCGAGCTCATAGGCATTCTGGATAAAAAAATCCTGAATGATTTCCTCATCGAGAACTTCGCCCAGGCGGTATCTGTTGTACAGGATAAAAGAATCCGTTGCAGCCTTGTGGATCGAACCAAGGGCGTAAGACCCGTTTCCCGGCGTAGTCGTCGAAAGCTCAGCTCCGAGAATCAGCAAATCTATTGTCCTATCAAGATATTCTAGAAGTTCGCGCAAGATATTCGATCCTGTAGAGCCATGCTCGATGACATCTATCTTGTCGCCTGTGTCAGTCACAAGACAATGACGAGCTCTGGATTTTTCCAAAGTCGCAAGAATATTGTCGACCCTGGATTTAGAAGACGTATACCCATCCCCGAGGGGCGCAGTAACCGCAGCTTTCGCCAGGTCCACCGTAGCGACGAAAAAAGGCTTTGCCCAAGATTCCGCAAGGTCTGCCCAGTATTGCCTGACTTTGTTTTTTATATAACAAATGTCGTAGAGGACTTCCCCGAACCCTTGAAAGTATGGACTCATTTCCTCGTACATCTGGCGGTACCAAACGTAGTCCTGGAACGCGCAACCATCCGGCGCGTTTGGATTTTCGGCCCTGTCTTCGAGCACGATATATTTGTCATAGGTCGGATGCCAGAGCGTTGCCGTCAGCTTGCCGTTTTTTTCAATATCTCTCTCAAAACGCATTCTTCTTTTATCGACTTCCTGAAGGCGATCGATCACTTTTAGCCTCAACCCGGATTTCGTTTTTATCTGCTTGTAGTATTTCCTTTGCAATCCCAGCCCGAATACCACGGATTTTTCTATTAGCGATTTGCGAGAATGCAAAAAATCTTTGATGTGAGAAACAGAATGTTTTGCAACAGCCTCCATCATTTTGTCGTCGCATTCGATTGTAATCTTCTCTCCAGATGCAGCAATAGCAAGATAATGCGTGGTTCGGAAAACCTCCGAATCCTTACGCAGCACCTCATAAAAATTATCAGCTTCGACCTGGTCCGCATATTCATTTGGGATATAGGGCAGGTAATACCCGATCTTCGATCGCAAATTGCTAACGTAGCTACTGATAAACTGCTGCTTCGCTTCTCTTGCTATAGTTGCCATGGATTGCCCTTTAAAAAATTCTGTATCCGTTAGACTTTAGAATTTCAATCGCTTTATCATCAAATCTCCATCCCGGCTCTTCGTCAAAAGCGTCTGCATCTTCCAAAAAATCTTTATCATAATATTTTGCATGTGCTTTTATTTTGTTCCAAATTTCGGATGGCAGTTTTTCCCGAAAAACAGTCCCCATTGATGTTTTTCTGACATGCACTTTTAACGGGGTCGCGTCTTCTTCCTTCTGTTTTTTATCTTTTTCTTTATTTTCTTCTTCTCTTTTCTGGATTTCCCTAACAACATACTCCGTTACATCTTGTCCCGCTTTTTGTTTTTCTTTGGGAATAAAATTCCACTTATCTCCCCAAATTCCACCAGACAACTTTAATTTATCTAAAAATTTATTTTTAAATTCATATGTAAGGGAATCAACGCTCAGATTTGTGTTTTCGGGTTTAATATTAAGCCTGAAATCCCGATATCCTTCATCATTACTAATATCTTCGACGATAATCGGAACACGACCAGACAAAACGTCTTTTTTAAAATTCACATAAGACTGTTTAAGCCTATCTTCCAATTTTTGTTTTTGCTCTTTTGTTAGACCCAAAGCCACTTCGCCATTGACGGGCGGTTTATTTTTGCCCCGCAAAATAGAATTAATTTCTTGCTTTAGCATTTCACCCGCAACAATTCTATTAACTGCTGGATTTTCCGGGTCTTTTCTTGTCCATTCGATCCGGCCTGTTTTACCATTAATCGTTACCCCGTGTAAGTTTTCACCAATTTCGGCACGAAGACCACCAAGCGATTGTGCAACATCTAAAAAAAGATTCTCCATTTTTTTATCTTCTGTTTCTTTTTTCCCGGCAACCTTTTCTAATCCCTGGGTGATCTCGCTAAGTTTCTGCCGCAACTCTTCGATCTTGCCTCGGCTAATTTTACTCAATCTTCCCTTTGCCTTAGCGCCGACTCTCTTTCGCTCTTCGCCTCGCTGTGTCTTTTCTTTCTTTTCCTTCTCTAACTGCTTGCTAGTCTTGTAAAACACAGTACGCCCGGCGCGAGTCTTCTTTTCGCATATATCGATGCCTTTCTTTTGCAAATCGGCTTCATTCTGCGAAGAGATCGAGCGCCCGCTTTTGCTCGCCGGGCATTGCTGCGCAAATCGCGCAAGATTCCTTCTTAATCGGAAAAATCTCATAGTTGCCATCGAAACTCCTCTTCATCTGTGGGATTCTTGCCTTGCTCAGCATAAGGCGATTCGGGACTAACCGAGCTCATGAATCCAGTCAGATAGCTTATCGCCAGCGGCCCAAAAATAAATTTCGTGAGTGGTGAATCGGCCTCTTGTTTTTCTTCAATCTCATTTTTTTTGTCGGGCCATTTTGCCCGATCAAAATCCTCAATAAGAGCAGAGCATTTGCGGAATACCCGCATTTTTGATTGACCGGACTCGCAAATTTTTAAATGGTTTTGCACAGACTGTATTCGTCGGATGTATGCCTGCTGCTTTCCAATTTCTTTTTCTCGGTGGTTCGTCACGACTGCCGCGCACAGCCCCTTGGCCTCGCTCTGTATCGCCTTGTCCCAATAATCGACAAACACGCCCCACAATACACTCCCGGCAAGTCTTCGCTTAATTACAGGAACGAGCTCCGGCAAGGTTTTCATCTCGCGGATTTCGTCATAAACAAAAATTTCTTTTGTCTGGAATTTCAGGGCAACGAACAAAATGGCAATGGGGTTATTCGCTTTAAAATGGACACAGACGGCACGAGGCAGATACTCGATTCCTTTTAGATTTTCGATTATCGATCGATTGTCTAAATCAAAAACTTTTCCGCGTCTGGATACAAAGAGCCCTTCGTATTGCTCTGCAAAAACTTTTTCGTCGAGCTCTTTTTTTGCAATCCCCCATTCAGCTTTGGAAAAAGTTGGGTTCGCAAGGGTAGAAAAATTCCATCGCTCCCAATCCGGCTCAGATTCCGCTTTATTGTAAAGATCGAAAAAAAGTCCGGCATCCGCGTTAGGGGTAGAACACGCCAACACTTTCCCATTCCTGGGGCCGATTCTAGGACGAAGGTATCTTTCCCACACGACAGTCGGAATCTGCGAAGCTTCACACAGCACTAAAAAGTCGAGCTCGTCGCCGAGTAAACTCGTCGGCTTTTCGGCTGACTTCGTTCTTGCCCAGGACCCCCATGGAGTTTCGAGCGACTTGGAGCCCTTCCGGCTCATCGTACACCTACAGAGGTCCAAGAGCTTTACACCTTTTATTTTTCCACGATCGAGGAACTGTACGGCCCAGTCGAATTCTTTTTCCGCAAGCTCGTATTGCGTTGCCACGCACCAGATGTGCCGATTCGGCTTAAACAGCTCGTAAGCAATTTCTACACCAGCGGCCATCGATTTCCCGGAACGAGCACCCGCAGCGACCACCCGAAACCTGGAACCACTCGAATGAATCGACGCTTGTCGTTCGTGCGGGTGATAGCCGATTATTCCAAAAAAGGCTGATTTTTTTATATTCAAAATGGACCTCGCAGTACTTCTTTCTATTTATAACCTGTGAAAAAAATCACAAGTTACTAAACCAGTATATCACAAGAAAAAGAGGAAAGAAACTATCCGATATACGTTATTCGATTTAAGAATAAAAAAACCCCAGTATCCTTTTAGATACTAGGGTTTGGCTAGTTATTTATTCAAAAATTATCTTTTTGGTACAAGGAGAAATTCAGCTATTTTTTTCGCCGTCTCCGGCCTGGGAATATTTGCGGAGGAAGCCATTCGGCAAACAGTGCCGAGAGGGAGTCCGGACATCTTAGCTACCTCTCGGTAAGGCTTTTCCTCAAAAACCAGATATTCCCTAAATTGACGAGCTATTTCTTTTCTCAGACCTTGATTTTGCAATTTTTCGCCCATATTTTTGCACCTTTCTCTTGATTGCACCTCCGGCAAGCAAAAACAAGGTTGCTCGCCTCGTTAGACCCTCCTAGCGCAAGCGGAATGAAGTGATCGAGGACACAACGAACGGGTTTTCCGTCCTCGCCCCTGCTTCCATGCGCTTTCCCGCAATAGACGCACTTGTAATGAGCGTCTGCGGCCACTTTGCGACGAATTTCGTCCGGAATATTGCGAACACGCGGTGTTTGGTTCTCGCGCCGCTTCTCCCATTCATTCTGATGCTTCGTGAGTCTCAAAAACTTCTGGTACTCGTGGCAATCTCGCCCGAAATCACATCCGCGCACATCCGGACACCGTCCCGAGTCTTTTCCGGGTAGCGGAAGGGAATTTGCGAATATTCCAATTTTCTCGGACGCCAACATATCCGGGCCGACAACACCCGAAAACAAAAGAACTTCCCTTGTTGGCGGGACCTCGTAACCAAATCGGTCAAAGTAGACCGTATACGCATATCGCCAGCATTTTTTACTTGCCGGGCATCTGATTTCCATTTGGGGCCTCCTTCGGCTTCTCCGGAAGATGATACGTCTCTTCTAGTCTCTTAATTTCATCTTGTAACCGCTTGATTTCCTCTTGTTTCTCTTTCTCTTGGTGCTCTTCATATGTCTCGAACTTTTCATCTGTGGTGGACTGAAGTGACTTGATTATGTCGTAATAATCCTGTGGTGTAAATTTTTTCTTGTCCATCGACTGATAATCGGCATCGCGTAATTTCAAAATTTCCAGCGCCACGCGAAGGATGGCGGCATCCGGCGCAGATTCCAGCAGCCTTTGTGTTGTTTCCATCAAAGTATAACCAAGACGCTTGACGGGGTCTGCAATTGCCGCAGCATCTACTTTTATAGGCTGTCGCGGCTCTACTGGCTGACACGCGGCATACTTAGCCTCAATTTGCGCCGCATTCTCTTTTTGCTTTTGCTTCCGTGCCTTCATTCTAGTATATGCGACTCTTTTGGCGTCATCTCCAGCGCAAACCCCGCGCAAAGATTCTCCCGAGATTAGTCGCTCTGTTATCTTCTTATATTCCTTATCGGACATCATAAAAATTTCCCTTTTCTTCTTGTCGTATTTTTGGATCAAAATTTTTCCATTCTAAAAATTTTACACAAGTATAAAATTTTGGAAGGGGGTACTGGCTCATGTGGGTGGTGTCGTGGAACATGGAACTTGGAACATTGTGGTACAGGTGGTCTAAAAGTGTGTGCGCGGGTACACCCTTAC